TGGCCGAAAACTTATTTTGAACGCAAGAGAAAGGAGGCAGCCAACGATGGCAGCAGGTGAGTCTTACGAAGAGTTCACGGAGAAGTTCAAGCCGAAAAAGACCACGGACGACTGCTACACACCGCCCAGCATTTACGCTGTCATCCGCGACTGGGCTTGCAAAGAGTACGGCATTGACCCGGCCAAAATCGTGAGGCCATTCTACCCCGGCGGAGATTACGAGCACTACGACTACCCGGAAGGTGCTGTGGTGCTGGATAACCCGCCGTTTTCCATTCTGTCTAAAATCTGCGCGTTTTACCTCGATCGTGGAATCCCGTTTTTCCTGTTCGCTCCATCACTGACGGCCTTTTCCGGAAGAACAAATACCATGCGAATGAACCACATTATTTGCAATTGCGATATCGTGTATGAAAACGGTGCAATTGTAAGGACGAGTTTTGTGACAAGCTACGGCGGGGACGTTGTGACGCAGACAGAACCAAGGCTGACGAAGCTTGTAAATGACGAGACAGAACGGCTGCGGAGAACGAAAACGGCACAACTCCCAAAGTATACATACCCAGACCACATTGTGACGGCCGCATTGCTTCAACGATACAGCAAGTACGGCGTGGATTTCAAAGTCCGCAAAAAGGACTGCGCTCCGATTTATGCGCTGGATGCACAACGCTCCACGGGAAAAGCTATCTTTGGCGGCGGCCTGCTGCTGTCTGATCGTGCTGCGGCTGAGAGGGCTGCGGCTGAGAGGGCTGCGGCTGAGAGGGCTGCGGCTGAGAGGGCTGCGGCTACAAAATGGGAGCTGTCTGCCCGGGAGCGTGCCATTGTGGAGTATTTGAACAGCCATGAACTTTAACTACGACATCAAATTCACCGACAACACCCCG